TTCGATATGTTCTCGCAGCTCCCGTCATGGTTTACAAATTTGTGGATCCTTGTCGTGGCAAGTATTTATGGTATAAAGGGTACACAAATTTTTAGAAACGGAGGAAAAAAATAATGAGAAACTATTACAATAAAGGTGGTCCAACTTTAACTAAGGCACAAAAAACTTTACCAAAAGAATTACAAAAAAAAATTTTGATGTCTAAAACTAAAAAGAAAAAAACTAAATCACCTAGAGAAAAAGCAATGGGGTTAGCATAATGGCAAAACTATGTCCAAGAGGTAAAGCTGCAGCGAAACGAAAATTTAAAGTGTACCCAAGCGCGTATGCTAATATGTATGCATCTGCTGTTTGCTCTGGTAAAGTTACACCAGGTGGCAAGAAGAAAAGAAAAAAAGCTATGAGCGGTGGAGTCATAAGAAAAAATTATAGTGTAGGTGGTGGAGCAGACACTGGAACTGTTGGAGAAATGAAAAGTAAACTTGGTGTTCTTTCAAATAAAGTAAGAAGAACATCTAAAAGATTAGACAAAAGAGGCGAGCCTGATTTTCTAGATATGACAATCATGAAGGAGATCTAATGGCCAAGAAAGGTTTAAGAGCATGGGTGAAGGAAAATTGGGTAGATATTGCGAACAAGCGATCGGATGGCTCATACCCCAAGTGTGGGCGAAGTGGTGGAGAAAAAAGAAAAAATTATCCAAAATGCGTGCCCATTGCAAAAGCAAGAGCGATGACCAAAGGGCAGCGTGCGGGTGCCGTAAGAAGAAAACAAGCAAAAGCGAATACAGGTCCTACACCTAGTAGAGCTGCAACATTTGCAAAGAAAAAGAAAAAAACATAATGAGAGAATATTATTCAAAAGGAACTATGCCTTCTAGAAGAAAATCTGCAGGTAATTATCGTTCAACAAAATCTGGAGCTGGAATGACAGCAAAAGGTGTAAGAGCTTACAGGGCAGCAAATCCTGGAAGTAAATTAAAAACAGCCGTGACTGGAAAAGTAAAACCAGGATCAAAAGCTGCTAAACGTAGAAAATCATACTGCGCAAGATCGCTCGGACAATTAAAACGAGCATCAGCTAAAACAAGAAACGATCCTAATTCACGAATCCGTCAGGCAAGAAGGAGATGGAAATGTTAAAGAAAAAAGCAATTAAAAAAGT